GCTAACCGGACCGTATCCGGCTTCTGCGTATGAGGTTTGGAGGGTTTTAAGAAGACCTAACTGGTGTTGTGTCTTCGCGGAGAATGTACGTGTAGGTACCGGTGCGACTGGGTCTACCGGTGCCGGGGCCGTCGTAATGGGCGCGTCTCTGGTACGAACAAGTTCGTCCATTACAGCAGATGCTGTGATATTGTGGGGAACCCCAGGCATATCTACGCTTCAAGACGATGTGGGTTACTATTAACACCGGCAATACCACCCATTCCCGTCATAGCCATGAACTGGGCGGTTGCGCCGTTAACAGCGGCTCGTCCCGCACGTTCCAATAAAGGCACCGCGACATTATTAAATACTGCCGCACCTTGTTCTCGAGCGCCCTCTGCGAGTGCACTAATCCCCTCCTGTACATACGAATTCTGGTCCGCTTCTGTGTGAAACGGTTCTGTCGTAGCGGACATTTGGCTGACGCTACTGATAGTCCCGGGACTAGCAGCAGCTGCAATCGATCCGATAATTGGTCCATCCTTCTGTGGAAGACCTTCGGTAATCAACAGATGCTCGAACGACAACACGATTTGGGAAATCGGTGCGCCTTCGACCATAACGATCAGTGCTCCCCACGATAAATCGGCTTGGAAGTCAACTGATGTTGCTTGCCCAACGATACTGAGAGGATCTCGGTAACGGAATGCGGTATCGTCTATATACTTGTTGATGAACGTCAGAGGGCTCTGAGTCAACGACGCAAGCGTCACACGTTTATAGTACTGGCATCCCGATAGTTGGGCGATCGTAGTCGGCCACTGCCACGTGGTTACGCCGTAGTGGCTCTCCGTTGATAGTGCGATATGAACGAAACCAGTAGCAGATGTTGGGGCAACTGGACTGGACATCCGGATGGCGTGCGCAACCGGACGGTTTAGTTCAATAGCCGCACCATAAGCAACAGCCTTCGATCGGTTGCTGCCGGCGAACGTGGCAGGCCACGCAACGGTGCCAACACCCGACCCGGCCGAAACCCGTCCGGTTACGTAAGCCGGGCGGAAGGCAATAGCGTGTAGTTCACCGGCAACCGCAGTCGACGATTGGTTAGCAATCTCGACATCGGTAATCGATAAACTAGGAATGACGGTCGAATCTGGAATCTTCGCACCTGTCACGCTAATGTGGAATGGATCCAATTGCGCAAGCGCAAAACGAGCTCCGAGAGAAAGTTCAGTAGCCGACGAACAAGTTGTCGCAGGCCGACGGGTCGGTGCTCGGCGGCGCGGAGCAGCTCGACGTGCCGTTGTACGGCGACGCGCAGGCGCACGAGAACGTACACTGCGACGGCGCGAGGAACGGCGACGTGAGGCCATTTTACTGAACTGAGAATTGAAGTTTGGTGAGTTAGGGTTGAAGTGTGTACTTCAACGACAAACTAGAAGTGATAACCATGAATGGTGGTCTCTAGTTCTAGTTCTGTGTTTTGTTTACACATCTGTGCAGATGTGTGCATGTGTGTTGCACAGCACATGGGGGGGTCAAGGTAATACTACGCTTGACCCCCCTGTGTAAACCCGTATGGTCGCTGCGCTCCTCTGGGTCGCTTCGCTCCTACCTCGGCAGCTCGGGAGAGTCGGCGGGCTCGCTTCGCTCGGCCCGTCCTCCACTAGAGCCTGCCGTCGGTGGCTTTTCAATTGGATGTTCGGAGAAGTATCGTGTTCATTTCCTATTTCGCTCCGTGGGTCTCAAGTCGATGTCAACTAGTCAACATGGGGATAACGAAGCCAGCAGAATGCGGCGCTTCTGCTTCACCTGGAACAACTATCCACTCGATGCCGAAGATCAACTACGCTGCTTCTTCGAAAGAAAGGGGGGTGCGTACATGGTCGTGGGGAGAGAAAAAGGGGCCTCAGGCACTCCGCACCTACAAGGATACCTTCATCTCAAGCACGCCATCACGTTCCAAGCTCTCAAGCGATATCTCCCGACAGCGCATATTGAGCGAGCGCGTGGAAGTGGCACCCAAAACCAAGCGTATTGTACCAAAGATGCCGACTTCTTCGAAGTGGGTGAGCTACCGGCCGACGGTGGTGTCGCAGGAGGCGAAGCATCTAAGAAAGTGTGGGCGAACATTCTTTCGGCAGCGGAAACCGGCAACTGGGACTTCCTCAAGCACGAGTACCCTCGCGTCTGGGTCACTATGAGTGAGAAGCTCATCAGTAAGCGCGTACCCAACACTACGGTCCAGGACGGTGAGATTACCAACGAGTGGTGGTTTGGTAGCACCGGCACTGGCAAGTCTCGTTTGGCTTGGGAGAAGTATGGTACAATCTGTTACCAAAAGATGCTGAACAAGTGGTGGGACGGCTACGACTCCCAAGACGTGGTCGTCATTGAAGAGTGGTCGCCGAAGAACGAAGTCACCGCGTCAGCATTGAAGATTTGGGCAGACCGGTACCCGTTTACTGCGCAAATCAAGGGAGGTGTTTTACAGAAGATTCGTCCTAGGAAGATCATCGTGATCTCCAACTACCGTTTACGTGACTGTTTTCCGGACACCCGTGACGCGGATCCAATCGCACGACGCTTCAGGGAATTGGAATTCCCGCATGACATCGACGAGGCGACATCATTGGCCGATCAGTTCATTGTCGACGTCACTCCGGTTGGTGAACCACCAGACGTGACTATGGCATCGCAGGGAGACGTGATCGAGGATGTCGACGACATCCCTGATCTACTAGCAGGTGTTGAGGCAGCCGACGTGTCCTCGGACCCGTTGATTAACCAGGCGTGGGTGGATTGCATGGCGCCCGGGGACTTCGAGAGATTCTTCTTGGACGGGACTTCGTAGATTTGCAGTTGATATGGGTGACTAGATATTCACTTGGCAAATTGAATAATGACTCACTCCGGAGTACGTGACATCTATAATAAACAGTTTGAAAGGTATCCGACGTGTTCACGGTTTATCACTAACTACATTACATTCGTGTTCAGAACTTAGTTCACACGCTCCGCCTGGGTCTACTCCCTTTCCCACAGTATAATTTACGACTGTCAGCGACGTCCTCTGCTTCTCATTATTCAATTTGCCAAGTGAATCTCAAGTCTCCATTATGCAAGCTGCTAACATCATCGAAGCCCGCGCCAACGAAGCTCGTGATGCCCGGGTGCAAGTCGTGCTCATCCACCACTGGGTGAACCAGGTCGAGGAACAGCGTGTCATGCTCAACGAGGCTGCTCGTCAGATCGAGACGCTCGATGCTCGCGCGACTCGTCTCTACCGCGACGCCAACACCCTGTCGGGTATGGTCACCGATTCCTTTGCGGAAGTCGAGGCTCATGAACGTTTGGCGGCCAGACTCGTGTTGCTCATCGACCGCATGATCGAGGAAAATCCAAGACACGCTGCCGCGTATCAGCTCGAGTTGAACCTCGCGGTCAACGGGTTTAACCGCGATCGTCCAATCGACCTCACGGCCGACGAGGATCTCGAGATGGATTTCTAGGAGAACTTTGTAAACATCTGTATTGATAGGACTATAATACAGATGCCTCTTTGCCTAACTACAACTCTACATGATGACCTATGTCATCGTAGACCTTTTCGATGACGGTCGCCTTCAAGGAAGCCTGTCTAGCCTTATACAATCGTAGCGTCTCTTGTAGGCTAACCGGACCGTATCCGGCTTCTGCGTATGAGGTTTGGAGGGTTTTAAGAAGACCTAACTGGTGTTGTGTCTTCGCGGAGAATGTACGTGTAGGTACCGGTGCGACTGGGTCTACCGGT